TAATCTCGGCTCGTCCATGTTTAGCCTGTCCATTTCATATGGTTCAAGTTCTGTATACCGTTCATCAAGCTGTCTTAATTCAGCAGGATTGACTTTGCCTATTGTTACGTCTATCTGATCTCTCTGCGATTTCTTTAAATCTATATCTGCCTGACTTAACGGATCAAGTTTCCATAATGAATTAAATTCAAATGTGACTTCGTATTCCCTTTCTCCTATTGCCTGATATACCTCGCCTCTGGTTTCACTGCATACGATGTTAATTACTTTCTGTATTATTTCTCTGACCTGATTCTCGTTGAATTTTGCAATCTGATTAAAGTAATTGAGTGTATCGTATTCTGCCCCTGTGACTATTCCGTGCGCCTGACCGAGTAGAACTTTACGCGGGAATCTTGACATACCGGAAAGGTTATCAAATATGTATTCATATATTTCTTTTATGCCGGATACTGAAAAGGCAAGCTGTTTAAAGTCTTCATCTGATTTTAACGCCATAACTGATTGAGTGTCTAATAAGTGTCTTATCTTTGCCAGTAACTCCCCTTTCTGTTCTGCTGATAGTCCGGCTATTTCATCCGATGTAAATATCTTTAACGCCATAAAGCCTAGAATAGAGTTTGTCGACCACAACCCGGAATCCTGTGCTTTGATTGCATCTTCTATTGTCTGTATGACTGATATTCCAGTCTCGTACTTTGGTATCCATGAATTGACAAGCCATGATAGTCTTGAGGGATGTATCTCATAACCGGACATTGAGAACTTAGGCTGGTTATATGACTTAATTAAGGGATCGGTTTTATTATCGAATAGGATGCTTACTCTATCAGAATCGTCTATAACGTTTATAAAATCTATCGACTGAATTATTTCAGGAAGCGGCTTTTTTAGATTTTCTCTGTTCTGGATGTTCTCACCGAGTATCCCGTAATACATAAAAGCCCCTTTTGAATACATCCTTGAATAGCGTATGAGGTCTTTTATCTTGCCTTGTAGTTTGAGGTCTTTAAGTCTTGTGTCTATAAGCGCAGATATGTCTTTCTCTTCGTCTGTCTCCCTGTCTTCGTTGTCTATGTTAGTTCTTATCTTTATCCATTCTCTGGTTGCGTCTTCAGCAGGCTGGTCTACTATGTTCTGGACAAAGCCATTTGCCATATATAAAGCTAAATTATAGTCATTGGAATTAACGGCTATTCTACCTCGTGTGCGGACGGTTTTGTCAAGAGATGAACCTCTGGAAGTTAGTGGATCGACCAATGCGTCAAATCTTGCTTTTAATTTATCGAATATTTTTATTTTCATAATACCTCACCAAACCCGAACTTACCAATAACACAACGAAACTTAACTTAACGCGACTTAACTGACCAAAACTGCCTTACCTTACCTTAACTCAACTAACCAGAACGGAACTGGACTGAACTCAACCGAACTAAACTCGCCCTAACTGCCAAACCACAACAAACCGAATCACGAAATAGCCTCAATTTCTTCTCGTACATGAGAAATCTTTTTTCTCACTGTATGAATCTTTTTTGAATGATTTTCATAATTCCGTAATTTATCATCAAGAGAACGAATTATATTTTTAGCATCTTTAAATACCTGCTCATACATATCTGTATTATCAAATATCATTTCAATCGGAGCATATACCCGTTGATCGTTTATGATCACATTCTCATAACATTTCATTTCCTGTTTTGAATCTTCAGGAATGAATATTAAACTACTTATCATAGTTCTTGCTTGTGTCAAGCGAAATTCATGTGCTGCCTTTATATCATCCCATTCAAAATGATTGTGTAATTTACTTTTCGGATTCTTTGCTCTCTTTACTACTTCGTCGGCTGTAATACAATCACCTATTTTATCAAATTCTTGATGCACTATTTCAGCATTTAATTTTGTGTGAAAACCGTCTTTCCATTTATAAACCATTTTTATTACTCCTATATTGTTTTAAAACTTACCATAACTCAACATATCTGAACAAACCGCAACTCAACCAACCCTAACTGCCCCAACGTAACCGACCGGAACTTAACATGCCTCAACACACCTCGACAAGTCACACCTCAACTGCCTTACCCTATCTAAACTTAACGTAACACAACACAACTCAACAAAATCTATCCCACCAAACCATATCAATAAATCTTATGCTATTACACTAAATCTTCCAAACATTCCATTTTTATCAGGTCTCCATTCCCCAACGCCAACACCAAAACCACCAGCATTAAGCATATTAACTATATGGTCAAAACTCGTTATTGATGCGTTATAAGATATTGTCAATTCAGCCGACCAGTCAGCTAACTGACCTCTATAACGAATATCTGCCGTCCCACCACTAATAGTAACCATGTCCTCACGCATTGTTAATTTACCTTTGATCTCGACAAGTTCCCTGTCATCTCTTTTACTGTACTCCCCTTCAACAAATACAGCAGTTTTCATATCAATCATCACAAGGCCTAATTGTTTTGCACCTCGTATCATACATTTTTTGAAACCATCAGCAGGAAATCCATAACGCCCGTCATCGAATTGATACAAACTTGACTTAAATTGTTCTTCAGGGTCTTTTGCTTCTTTCTTGACTGTCTTTTTCATCTGTTTGTCAAGCATCTGTTTCTTTGCTTTTTCATCCCATCTGTGCATAATAAGCGGAGACAATCCCTTTACTTTTATTTTTGCAGTTTGAATATTAAGCGGTTGCAATTCCGCTGTTTGTTGTTTGATAGCCATTGAATGGCCTCCTTTGTTTTATTTTAAAGCAATAACATTGCCTTAATTGCAATTTAAGTTTTAAACATCATTCAAATATGTCAAGTATTAAAATCTGTCCAGTATATTAGTTTTCTTTTTTACAAAATCCTGCATACTATACCTGCAACCGTCGATTACATGATTCGATTTATCAACTATCACGGGCAATATTTCATTTGTCTTTGCGTCTTTCTTGTATGAGTACATTTTAAACTCTTCTATCGTGTGCCTACAACGTGGATGTATAACTATCTTTTCAAATGATCTTAAAAATGATATTCCATCTTCTACGCTGCCTTGCCATTTATTTGATGGTACTATATAAAAACCTTTATTTTTAATGTAACTTATTGTTTCCGGTCTTGCACAATCTGCAACTATTTTGAATTTACGTGATCCGGGAACGCTATCAAATAACTGCGGTATTTCTTCAAATTCAACTCCTATTCCCCACGCTTCATAATCAATATACAGCCTGTTATCTTTAATGAAACTCCGTACCAAACATGTTGGATCATTTGCAAAGCCCCAGTCCGCACCGAAATAAAATGTTTCAAGCTGCATATTCGGAGACTCGAAGTCTTCAACAATATATTTACCTTTGAATATTTGTGCTTCTGATATTTTCCTTAACTGCCCTTCCCATATCCACTGAAATTTATCAAAGTCAGTCTTTCTACACCATTCCATTTCTTTTTTAAGTACTTCCGGAAAGAACGGATTATCATTATAATTTATGTTTATATGCAATACTTGATCGTTTATAAGCCCTTCCTGCTCTGCTAATATAAAACGCTTATAAACAGGATCGTCTGCCTGATCCGGGTTAAACGATATATAAAACTGACTTTCTTCTACCCTGACCGTAGGGATAAGTATATCCCACGAATCTTCTGATATTGAATGTGCTTCCTCAATCCAGCAATCTGTTATTCCTTCTGTTGATTTAATACCATAAGAATCATTTTTAAGCCCCTTGAATATGAATTCAGTTCCATTATTCCCTATTATTTTGTCTTTTTGTATTGTATAAAAGAAATTTAAACTGAATTCATTTATCAGGTCTTTAAGTATTCTATGAACTGAATCCGCAATAGTTTTCTGGATTTCACGTGTGCAGAGTATAAGTCTTTTTGATTTTATGCCTTTAATTATTAAGGCTCTGGCTATAATATGAGATTTACCACCACCCCTACCGCCTTCTAAAACTATATATCTATGTTTAGAATCAAATATAGGAAGTAGCTTATCCGGTACGTCTACGTTAAGGTTTAATTCCATTTATATTTATATTAACCGCTAATTTTTCATTCCCGGAAGTTAGGTCTATGTTCTCTTTAGCTTTACCGAATAAACGATCAAACATGTAATTAACCTGACTCCAGTTACCTGTTTTAATACAGTTGAATATCGCAGAAGCTATTACAAGCCTATATGCTGGCTCTTCTTTGTTGTCTTTTAACGCTTTTATTTCTTCCGGAGACATGGAAAGCATATCGGTAATAACTTGCCTCATATCCTCTATGGATAATTCAAAGTCATTTTGTGTTTGCTTGAATCTATTCTTCCGTCTACCTGTATTATTCGGTTGATACTCTGAAGTAAATTTCTTTCCTATGTTTGCTATTTCTGGATTACTCATGTCGGTTATATGTCGGTTTTAACTATTTATTGTAATATTACGATATATTGATATACTTATAAATATCATGATTTAACTTCTATGCATTGTACAATATCAGTTATACTATATTTACAATATCTCTGTGCCGTATAACAAGTGAAATATAATTCTAATAACTTTGGTTTATGCAAATTATTATGTTCGCACTTTACACAATAACCGTATAACCCCGATTTATTACATTTTACTTTAGATTCCATTATTTTCCCATTAGGCAAACGCTCTGCCTGACAATTACTTTCTTCTCTCGCTTTACTCTTGATTTCCAGTTATCAGGTTTAACGTATTCTTTTAATATTTTAGTGCCAAATATGTTTAATTTATCCGGCTTCTTTATGGGTTTTGTTTCTTCTGGTTTTACTTCCTGCTTTATTTCTACTTTCTTTTTCTTTGCCATAATTCAATTTACATTTTATTTTTATATCTTGTCAAGTCTTAAATTAAGGATTTCTTTTTTTGAGTATTCAATTCAATAACTTTGTTTTCAGTATTCTGATAGTGTACTTCAATCAAAATACCTTTTAAAAAAGTATTCGCAGCTCTCAATCTCATGTCTATATTTTCATAATCTATGTTCGTACCTTTATCTTTACTTATTTTAAGATTATTAAATATTTCGTATGTTCCCTCTACTACATTTTTTAACATTTGGTCATTATTTGTTTTATTCATTGCCATACTCCTTTAATATATTTTTTGATAATCTTATATTTATAAGACCACTTATTATTGGTTTTAAATATTCTGGAGCTGTATTCTTACTATATTTTTTACCTTTTAATCTAACTATATTTTCATGATAATGCTTTCTAATATATTCATTTCTATATTCTCTATTATTTTCGATCCATTTTTTCCCATGTTCTAATATATATTCTTTATATTTTTTATTTTGTATATCTCTACTATTTTTAATTCTTTTTGCTTTGCATTCTAAACTACATACTTTCCGAAAATGAACTCTTGGTTCAAACTCTATTTTACATATAGGACAAATTATCATTTCGCAATCCTCTTATTTATTAAATTAGCACACTTCCCGCAATAGTCTTTATAATCATTTGCCATAACTAAAAATTTATACATTGTTCTTTTACCGCATCTTTGACATACTCCTGTATGATGTTTAGGGAGTAGTCTTTCAGCTCTCTTCAATGTGTACTCTCTTGCTTGTAATGAATTAATATTCATTTAAAATATTTCCAATTGCTCATCTTGCTTTTCATTAACATCATCAAATAAACTTGGAGCATCCCACTCATTTTCAGCAGCATTCATATATTCCATACCATCATGAAATGATTCTGCATTAAGTTCAATTCCAATTCCCTTACGTCCCATTTTAACGGATAAATATGGAACTGTAAATAATCCTGCGAACGGATCAAATACAACGTCTTCTAAATTGCTATATCTCGTTATTAGTCTTTCCACTATATCAAATTGTAAAGGACAAATATGCATCTGTAAATTTTTAGCAGATTGACTCCCATTTAATGTCCGCATTCTATTTATATCGTCCCATATCAAATCCGACCATGACCCGGGCGCCACAACCATAAATACAGCCGGAAGACTTCCTTTGCTGTCAAGATATTTAGATAATTCAATATGATCTTTATAATTATAAACTTCATGTCTCGAAAAATCTCTATATGTTGATTGTAACTTATCAACCGGAATTTTTTTTAATTCATCATGTGTTAGAAGCCTATCTCCTGACGATTTCCAGTAAGCATGCGCATCAACCTGCCATTGCGCTCTTGTATATTCTTGCTTCGACTTTGTTACTGGTTCATCCGCATAAGCTCTTCCAGTATCTGACGGTAATTTTCTAAATAATAAAATATATTCCGGACATCCTATTCCCATCTTTGTCCCGTCTTTGCACTGTTCAGACCATCCAAGTCTATATGTTTGATTATTTTCTCTTACGACATCTGTTAAAATTATTATCCTGCCCATATATCTGAAACCATGTTTCAACATATGAAATACCGTCATATCAGAAAAAGGGTCGACTGTTGGCATACCATCACCTGTAGCATTTCCAAAAAGAATACGATCTTTTGTATGCAGACAAGCAACTCGACCAGGTTTTAAAACTCTTAACAATTCAGGAGTTAAATAATCCATCTGTTCAAAAAACTTATTATTATTTTCATTATGACCGAAATCGTTATATGTTGGCGTATATTCATAATGATTACTAAACGGTATTGACGTAACAATTAAATCAATACTATTGTCTTTCATCGCTTTGCATTCAACTACATTGTCATTATTTACTGCAATAAATCTGCTTTTTTTCACTTCGATACGCTCCTTATAGAATGATCTTTTCAATCCCTCTTCCATTGCTGTAATAGATAGGTCATATTTTTTTATTATCTCAACCATTTTTGAAACTAAATAATCATGTTGTTCCCATTTTTGCATAAGAACTTTATAAATTTGATCTTCTGACTCTGTATAAATTATATGAATATTAACTTCTTTGTTTTGAAGAAATCTTCTTATCCTATGAATTGCTTGAATAAAATCATTAAACTTATATCCTATTCCTAAAAAAACAGCATCAGAACAAAACCGCTGCCAGTTAACTCCTGAACCCGATATCTCAGGCTTTGTTGCAACATATTTAATTTTACCATCTGAAAAATCAACTGTTCTCTGTTCTCTTATATCTATATCAAGAGTTCCATATATTTCTTGTGCTTCTGGTAACGCTTTTTTAACTGCATGTCTTTCGGCTTCTAAATCATGCCATATAATAAAATGCTTTTCAGAATTAGCGTCTATTATTTCCATCATTTTATCAATTCTATCTGTTAGACTATCTCGCTTTTCTTTACTTGCATCTTTTAAAGATAGTGCAGCATCTCTGAACATAAGTACTTGACCATCCTTATCTATTCCAGAAGTAAGATGGTCAACTTCTAATCTATGCGGAATAATATTCATTGGAGGTAAATCATAACCTGCATTATCATATCCTAAATCCGAAGGTTTTGTAATAAATAATGCCCATGTTGACATCCACAACCAGAACTCATCTTCTTTATGCGGATATAAAGTTAAATTATTTGCATGAGTAGAATCTCGCTTAAAAAATCTTGTCAATGCCTGACCAGTATCCATTAT